TATTGAAACTAAAGGCTTCTTCTCAAAGGAAGACCGCAGAAAACATATTGCGATCAAGACGCAACGACCCGACCTAGATATTAGGTTCTGTTTTCAAAACAGCAAAGCAAAATTGAGTCGTGGCAAAAGAAGTTTAACCTATGGTGCTTGGGCTACCAAGCATGGGTTTCTCTGGAGTCATGGCTCAATACCAACAGAATGGATAAATGAAAACGAAAGAAAAAATTGACAACGCAAAACAAAGAATCAAAGAACTTGAATGTCTTATCAAACATTGGGAGAGAGATGACGCAAAGCAAGTATGTCAGGAAAGAACCTTGCCCTGAGTGTGGCAGCAAAGATAACCTAGCCATCTATGACGATGGACATGGTTATTGTTTCGGTTGTGGCTACACGCAGCAACCACAGAAAGATAAACCCAGAAAATCTTTTGTAAAACCAGTGAAGAAACCATTACTAAAATTTGTTACACCAAAAGCATTACCTAAACGTGCGATCACGAAAGAAACTTGTGAACTCTTTAACTACGGAACATCTGAACACAATGGTCAGCCAGTACAAGTTGCTACCTATGAAGATAAATTAGGTAGACAGGTTGCACAGCATATAAGATTTCAGAACAAAAAATTTATTTGGCTTGGTGAGGTTGGTGATCTACAGCTATGGGGTCAGAGATTATGGAGACAAGTTAATACAGGTAATATGTTTGTCACTATTACAGAAGGAGAGATTGATTGTATGTCAGTCTCACAAGCACAAAATAACAAGTACCCTGTAGTAAGTTTACCTTCGGGATCACAGTCAGCTAATAAATATATAGCTGCAAATCTGAAATGGTTATCTCAATTTGTACGGATAGTAATTTGTTTTGACAGTGACGAGCCTGGCATGGTTGCTGCCGAAAAAGCAATTAAAATCTTACCTCCTGGTAAGGCAGCAATATGTAGATTACCTAGAAAAGACGCTAATGAAATGCTCATCGCAGGTGAAGGGGAGGAACTTAGAGATCTCTTATGGAAAGCAACACCTGTTAGACCAGATGGCATCCTTAACGCCTCTAACCTCTGGACAGAACTAACAAAGAAAGGCAGTAATAGTATTTGTTCTTTTCCTTTTCCAGAACTAGATAAGTTCTGTAAAGGGTTTCGTAAACAGCAGATGCTTTGTATAGCAGCAGGTAGTGGTACAGGTAAGTCAACTATATGTCGTGAACTTGCACATCACTTTATGAAGAATAGTCTGACCGTAGGTTATATAGCTCTTGAAGAATCGGTACAAAGAACAATGCAGGGGATACTCGGTGTAGAGATGAATAAACCCCTGCATCTTGAGGATAATGTAGAAGAAACAGAAGGGCTAAGACAATCCTTTGACAGACTGTTTGGTACAGGAAAACTATTCTTATATGATCACTTCGGTTCTATTGACCCTGATAGATTAGTCGAACAGATACAGTATCTTGCTACAGCAGAAGGTGTAGATGTTGTTATCTTGGATCATTTAACAATAGTTGTTTCTGGTATCAGCGACCTTGATGAGAGAAGAGCTTTGGATGTGGTCTGTACAAAGCTTAGACAGGTAGTTGAATCTACTGGTATAGGTTTGGTTATTGTTTCTCACTTGCGTAGACCAGAGGGCAAAGGACATGAAGAAGGTAATAAGGTAAGTCTTAATCATTTAAGGTCTAGCCATTCAATAGCACAACTATCTGATTTAGTAGTTGCCTGTGAAAGAAACCAGCAATCTGAAAGCTATGCAGAACGAGCAGAGTTACAGCTACGAGTATTGAAGAACAGACACACAGGAATGACAGGACCAGTAGATAAATTATTGTATGACGAAAAGACAGGAAGACTTGTAGTACCTATGGAATCTTACTTCGGAAACTAATGACTTTATTAATTGATGCTGATTGGCTTATTTATTCTTCATGTTGTGCTTGTGAACAAGACATACAGTGGGATACTAACCTACACACACTTCATGCAGATGAAAGAGATGTTAATGAAATGGTTGATGGTAGAGTTGCACACTATCAAACCATTGCTGAAGGTGATAAAGATGTTGTTATGTGCTTTACTGAGTACCCAACATTTAGACATACGATATATCCAGAGTACAAAGCTAATAGAAAGAACAAAAGAAAACCTTT